CAGGAGCTACAGGAGGAACTGGAGGAACTGGAGGAACTGGTGCTACTGGAGGAACTGGTGCTACAGGCGCTACAGGCGCTACAGGCGCTACAGGCGCTACAGGCGCAGCAGGAGGGACTGGAGGAACTGGAGGAACAGGGGCCGCAGGAAAGGATGGAAAAGATGGAAAGGATGGGCTAATAACAAGCCTAGTAAACTCTACTCCTATTTCATCTATGCTATTTAAGCCAGAATTATTCAAGGCAGAAAACAAGGTCAGCGGACTATTTGATTTGGTAATGAGGACAAAAACATGACCTACTTACAGATTGTAAATTCGGTACTCACAAGACTGCGTGAGAACCAAGTAGATACAGTAGATTTTGATGAGTACTCCTCTTTGATAGCAGCCTTTGTCAATGATGCTAAAGCTCAGATAGAGAACTCGCACTCATGGTCATCTCTTAGGTCTACTAAATTACTCAATACCGTGTCGGCAACAAGCGAATACTCAATCACTGGCAGTGGAGATCATCCAATTATCAATGCCATTGTTAACGATACGTCTAACTCAAACATCACTTTCAGGGATATGAACTTCTTTAACCAGGCTTATTACAGAAGCCAAGTGTTAAGCGGCTCACCTACGAACTTTACTAGGATTGGCGTTGATGGTAGTGGGGATATAAAGATCAAACTCTATCCCCAGCCTGATGCTGTGTACGCCTTACGAATTGATGGGGTGTATCCACAGGCAGACCTTAGCGCAGATGCTGATGTTATTCTTATCCCGTATAATCCCGTAGTTCAGTTAACTTACGCTATGGCATTAAGAGAGCGTGGAGAGAGTGGAGGCCAGTCAGCACAGGAACAGATGATATACGCAGACAGGATTCTCTCTGACTATATTGCTATTGATGCTAATTACTTCCCAACTGAAACCGCATTTGTAGTCGTCTAGGAATCCTATGGCACAGCAGATTCAGAATATAACGATTACGGCTCCAGGCTTTGCGGGCATTAACACCCAAGATGCGCCGTTATCCCAAGACCCCAGCTTCTGCGCTGTTGCTGATAACTGCGTAATAGATAAGCAGGGCAGGATAGCTGCTAGAAAAGGTGCTGCACCACTCACAACTAATGGCTCCGCAGTTCTTGGTAGTTCTATTGGCATTCAAGTTATTAAGCAGTTTCGTGATGACTCAGGCGCATCCATTGTGTTCTCTTGTGGTAATAACAAGATATTCACAGGAACTACAACCCTTGTGGATGTGACCCCTGTTGCCTACACAATAACCACAAACAACTGGAAGGTCGTTAACTTAAACGAGCATATCTATTTCTTCCAAAGAGGGTATGTTCCTTTAGTCTATTCTACTGCCTCAACTCCTCTAAGGATTATTTCTTCTCACCCTAGTTATGTTGGTACTGCTCCTAATGGGAACGAAGCACTAGCCGCATTTGGAAGACTTTGGGTTGCTGATACCACAACAGACAAGTCTACAATCAAATGGTCTGACTTGCTTAACGGGGTTGCATGGACAGGAGGAAGCTCAGGCTCTATTGATATCACTAAGGTCTGGCCTAACGGCTATGATGAGATCGTAGCCCTTGCAGCACACAACGGGTTCCTAATTATCTTTGGCAAAGAGTCAATTGTAATCTATTCGGGAGCCAGTGACCCCTCTACGATGACCCTTAGTGACACTGTATCAAACATTGGCTGCGTTAGTCGGGATGCGGTTACGTCTACTGGTAAGGACTTGGTGTTCTTGGATAAGTCAGGGCTTAGAAGCCTCTCTAGGACTATCCAAGAGAAGTCTGCCCCTCTTGGGGATATCTCAAGAAACGTGGATGAAGATATCAAGTTAATCATTTCTAATGAAACTGGAAACATACAGCTTCACTACGCTCCTATTGAGGCGTTTGTCATTTCCCTATTCCCTTCTCAAGATCAAAGCTATGTCTTTGATACCAAGAGACAGATACAAGACGGGAGTTACCGGGCTACTACCTGGACATCGATGGGAGCTTTATGCTTTACGAACCTTATAGACGATACTCTTTATATAGGAACCTCAAGCGGCATCTCAACATACTCTGGGTATAATGATAATACAGCTACTTATGTTCTAAGTTATTCAAGTCACCCATTAACCTTTGGTAATTCCTCTACTCTCAAGTTCCTAAAGAGGATAAACGTCACAACATTCAACGGAGCCAATGCTCTAGTTACCCTAAGTTTTGCGTATGACTATGCCACTGCTTATAAGAAAAGGTCATACACACTTCCAGCTACTAACGTGGCTCAGTATGGAATAGCGGAATATAATTTAACGGCAGAATACTCTAACTCTATTACGTTGATTAATCGTGAGAAGGTGAATGCTGCTGGGCAAGGAGCTGCGGTGTCGGTCGGATTAGAAACAACGGTAAATGGCAACTCAATTGCTATTCAAGAACTTAACATTCAGGCACTTGTCGGCAGAATAATCTAGCTGGAGATAAACATGGCAGTGACATTAGAAGACCTTCAGAGAATACTTCGTGGAGTAGGTTCATTTACTAACCAGTACGGAGATATTCTTGCTGGTATTGGCGGGGCAGCAGCCACAGAAAAGGGCATTTCTGATATTCGGAATACCCAGACTGGGCTAATGAAGGGACTTACAGGAAGCTCTACCTTAGCAGGAGCCTTCCCTCAAGGACTGATTAACTCTGTAAAAGAGGGAATGCAGTTCAAGCCATTCACTGTGACCGCTGGGACTGGAGCTACTGCTGCTGCTGATACAGCCGGTGGACTTAACCTTAATCTATCCCCTCAAGAGCAGGCTATCCAGCAACAACTCCTTGGGCTTACTGGAAACTTAGCCGGTGGCATAGGGTATGGAAGACAGCAGACTCTCATGGACTTGCTTAGAGGCAGTCCTGAAGATCAGCAGACTCGTGAAACAGATATCTTTGGCAGGCTTAACGCTATGCAGCTTCCAGAACAGGAGCGAGCAAGATTAGGACTAGAGCAGAGACTGTTTAACCAAGGAAGACTTGGAGTCCAGACCTCAATGTTTGGTGGCACTCCTGAAGCCCTAGCCTTAGAGAAGGCAATTGCAGAACAACAAGCTGGTACGGCAGTGGACGCAATGAACCAGGCTAGAGCAGAACAAGCTCAGTATTCTGGGCAGACACTGGCGGCTCTTGAGACGCAACTTAGAGAACAAGGCTTAATGGCTCAGTCTATCCCTGAGTTCTTAAAGGCAGCTTACACTCCGCAGGCTGGATTGCTGGGGGCTTTGAGTCCTTCTGTTGACCTCTCACGAATCCAGTCAGCACTACAAGCTGGTGGGACGGAGGCTGTGTCTAACCTCGGTATACAGGGTCTTACTACTCAGACTAACCTTGAGTCCTTCATTAACGCCCAGAGACAGCAGCAGCTTCAGGGATTGTTTGATCTTCTTGCTGGGGGTCAACAAGCAGATGCAATAAAGAATCAGACCAATGCAAGTAACAAGCTGTTTAGCCTGCCTTTCCCTCCACAACAATTGGGTAACTACTAACATGGCTATTGAAATTACCTCCCTGTTCCGAGACATCCTTGAGTCTCCTGAGCAGAAGCAACAAAGACAGATGGCAGAAGGGTTTGCAAGAAGCCAGAACGCAGTATCCCAGCTAACAGGCTTGGCTACAGCAGCAGCCCCTTTGGTAGGGACTATGGCTGAACTACAGGGTCGCCGTACTGAAGCCCTTCAGAGAGGAGTAGGAGGTCTTTTGGGCAGGGATGTGCGCTCTACCTCTGAGAAGCTCCAGCAAGCCCTTGGTCAGTTCAATCCCCAAGACCCTGCAAGCGTATCTCAAACAGCTCAGATGCTTCAGTCTATGGGCCTGGGAGCGCAGGCAGCACAGCTCTCTGGCATGGCTCTTGAGGAGCAGCAGAGGAAAGCAGCAGTAGATTTGCAGACCAAAGGCGCACAGCAAACTATTGATATGAATCAAGCCTCTATTGATGCCGAAAATGCAAGGAAAACGCAGGTAGAAGCAAATCGCCCAAGATTGCAATCTATACTGGACAGCTCTACAGCATCTGAGGCCAAAAAGAAAGCGTTGGGCATTGTTGTTGATTCAGGGGGATTTGATGCACAGCCTCAAGCACTCATAGATGCCGCATTCCCTGACGATCAAGATAGGTACAAGGTGGTCGGATCGGGCGTGTTCGATACCGTCAATGGCAAATTTGTAACAAACGCTAACGCTCCAGCAGCATCAGCAAATGAAGTCCTGTCAACAATTGACCCGGATCAGTACGACATAACATCTCAGGCAGCTTTTCGCACCGCTTATAACGCAGCAACAACACAAGAGGAAAGAGACTTGGCTGTGCTGCAATTACAAGAAAAGCCTGAGCCAGGGAAACGATGGGTTCCTGCATTTGACGATCAGAATGAGCCTATGTTTACGCAGGCTCCTATCCCCGGCACTGACGCATTCATTGAAATGAGGAAAGAAGTTGAGGCGGCAAATGCTACAGCCAATCGAGTTATTGACAACTCATCCAACACTGTCGCCGTTCTTGACAAGCTGATTAATGCTCTGGAGTCTGCTCCGGAAAGTGATGAGTTTGTAGAAACAGGAATCACAGGGATAGTGCTTTCTGTTATCCCCGGCACTGGAGAAGCTAATTTTGCGGCAGACACTGAGACTCTTTATTCCAACATGGGAATAGGGGAGCTTGAAAGCATGAGGGCGGCATCTGCTAATGGCGCATCAGGGTTTGGTCAGCTAACAGCACCAGAACTTAATCTTCTGAAGACAAGAATCAGGAACTTATCTGTCAAGCAAGGCAGACAGCAACAGATTGATAACATGAAGTATATTAGAGATAGGTTTGCTGACATGGCAAATGGCGCTAAAACAGATTGGACTATGG